GCGGGCTGCCCTTTAGGGCGAAGGCTGACATCTACGCAGATGGATTCTTGGCTGACTTAAAAACAACAACCGACCTCAGAGCATTCCCCTACTCTGCTAAAAAGTACGGCTACGATGTGCAGGCATTTATCTACACCCGACTCTTTGGGGTACCGATTGATAAGTTCTACTTTATCGCTATTGACAAGGCGAGTCTGGATATAGGGATCTACTCGGTGAGTCCAGAGTTCGTAGCAGAGGGAGAACGCAAGACCCTTGAGGCTATTGAATTATACAAGCAATTCTTTATCTTAGGGGAGGACTTAGACTCATACACAATAGTAGGCACGTTATGAGCGACATCACTAAATGCACTGGCGAAGGATGCCCATTAAAAGAAACGTGCTATCGGTACACCGCCCCTACGGATATGTATCAGTCGTTTTTCTTTGGAGTACCAATCAAGAACGGCAAGTGTGAAATGTATTGGGGCGAAGCCTCACAATCAACATACGAGCAATTAAAAGAAACCTTTAACACCAAAGAGTAATGCAAGATCAGTTTATGAGGATTGCTATGGCGCAGCTCCGTAGCACCTACCCGTTCAAACCCCAACGCAGGGCAGTAGCTGCTCGGATGTGGGTAAAGTATCTGGAGCGCAAGTGCTCTATATCGTAACTCCCTGCTCAAGGCCTCAAAACCTTGTTAGGATAAGACAATGCATCCCGGAGTACGCAACGTGGGTTGTAATGATGGATGCTGCTACCGACTTCAAGGGAGCAACAGGCGCATCCATAACCCACTACTCTACCCGTTCTGGATCTTGGGGACACCCTTTAAGAAACGAGTTCTTGGAATTATATAGGGATTCCTTCACGAAAGAGGACTGGGTATACTATCTGGACGATGACAACATCCTACATCCAAAATTCATTGAGGAATGGAACAACCTAAATTCCCTCGATTGCTCAATCGTAACGTGGGGACAGGTGGGAAGGCTACGGCCTACCGACCAACCCCGAGTCGGGAACATAGATACGGCCTGCTATATGTTTAAGCCCTATGATCTACCCAACCTCCGCTTTGAAACGAGCTACGAGGCCGATGGTATATTTGCAGGGGAAGCTGCAAGACTGGGATCGCTTATCTGCGTAGATCAGCCCCTTTGTTATTACAACGCCCTAAAGTGAAATCTGTAAACTCATTGTCGGGAGGCAAGACCTCCTCTTTTATGTCGGTGCATTATCCTGCGGACATTGAGCTATTCTCCCTTGTGAGAACAACGCACCCGAAATCTTTATTCCCCGATGCGGCAATAAGGCAACAGGTATCTGACCGAATCGGCCACGAGTTTATCGGAACGCTTGAGCAGGATGAAATCATCTACACGATGCTTGACCTTGAGCAGTACATAGGCCGCAAGATTCATTGGATTAGCCCCAAGTCATTTGATGAGGTGCTTACAAAGACAAGAGGCACAAAAGCAGATGGCACAGAATATCGGCACTTGCCGAATGTAATGATGAGGTACTGCACCACCGAGCTAAAAGTAAAACCCATCACGCAATGGCTATACGAGAACACAGAGTTGCCCGTGACTATGAGGATGGGCTTTCGTGCCAACGAGCAAGGCCGAGCGCAGCGTATGCTTGAACGTCAACTTGACGGAGTAGAGTATGCGAAGGTAAAAACAGGAAGGAGCAACAACCGATTCAAATGGAGTAACGTAAAATACCGAGTGGTAGAGTTCCCATTGATAGAAGCAAACACCTACAAGGATACCATAGAGTCCTACTGGCAAGACAAGCCTGTTCGCTTCGCCTATATGAACAACTGCGTAGGATGCTTCCACCGAAACCCAATGCTACTAAAACATATGAGCGACAAAGAGCCTAACAAGTTTGACTGGTTCGTGGAGCAGGAGCAACACGGAGCGCAATGGAAAAAAGAAACAACATACGCCAAAATCAAAGACCACCAAACGCAACACACGCTTTTTGATAATGACTTTGATTCCTGCGATACGGGATATTGCGGACTATGAAAAAACATACGAAGGTTTATCTCAAAGGGATGGGCTACTCCACAACTGACTTTATCCCCTGCGAGGTATGTGGATCTCAATCGATAGACATCCACCATATAGAACCCCGAGGGATGGGAGGGAGCAAGATCCGGGATAATATCGAAAACCTTATGGCATTATGCAGGACTTGCCATCACGAGGCTGACTTCGGAACCAATCTAAAGAAAGACTACCTTTACGAAGTTCACAACCATCACCTTACAAAAAGAGTTATTTAGTTATGCAAAGAGCAGCAATCGGTACAATACTACCAAACCCCAGTAACCCGAGAATAATAAAAGACTATAAGTTTAAGAAACTTGTAAAGTCTATCGAGGACTTTCCCCAGATGCTTGAGCTACGACCAATCGTGGTGGATAGCAATATGGTCGTGCTTGGAGGCAATATGCGATTAAGGGCTTGCATCGCTGCAGGGCTTAAAGAGGTGCCGATTATCATAGCAGACCAACTGACTGATATCCAAAAGAATGAGTTTATCATTAAGGATAACGTAGGCTTTGGCGAATGGGATTGGGATCAGTTAGCGAACCAATGGGATATGGAGCTTTTAAGCGAGTGGGGAATGGATGTACCCTACACGGAGGATGAAATCGAAGAGATGGGCAATCCGGTAAATGATAACTCAGAGAAACCATTTTCTTTGGAACTGGATTCCGAGTCCAACTACTTGGTGCTAAAATTCAATACGGACATAGACTGGATTCAAGCGAAGACCATCTTTGAATTGGAGAGCGTTGCATCGAAGAGAGCAAACGGCAAGGCTTGGTCTATCGGCATCGGCCGGGTAATTGATGGGGTAGAAGCAATCAAACGGATTCAAGGTGAAAATTAAATTTTTTGCCCCTTCGTATAAAAGACCTCAGAAGTCAATTACACAGATCACCTATCCGAATGTCACTCTCGTAGTCCGGGAGTCGGAAGCGGAGGAATATCAAAAGAACGGCAATAACATCGTGGTATGTCCAGACTCGGCACAAGGGAATATCTCTCGTATATGCAACTGGATCTTGGATAACCTATATGGGGATGCTGACTGCATTGTAATCTTGGACGATGACTGCTCTTACATAGGACGGTGGGAGGAACAGACCAATATAAAGTTCAACCCACAGGAATTAGAAGAGTTCTGCGAGTCCGCTGCTCTTCTGTGTGCGGACTTTGGATTCCACTTCTGGGGATTGAATTGCGTAACGGACAAGGGTGCTTATCGTGAGTACACGCCATTTGGCACAATTCAGTATATCGGTGGGCCATTTCAAGCGCACCTCAGTACGAGCAAGATCCGATACGATGAAAATCTCCCACTAAAGGAAGACTATGATATTTCTTTGGAGCATATCAGAACTCACGGAGGATGCTTACGGATTAACTATGCCCATTATGAGGTAAAGCAAGCATCCCAGACTGGAGGATGCGCTACATACCGAAATCTGAAGAGGGAGAAAGAACAATTTTTTCTCTTACAAAAAAAATGGGGCAAGGATATTATTACAAGGGATAAGGGAAGCAAGAGATCCTTTGACTTCAATCCAATTATGAAAGTTCCAAATAAAGGGGTATGACAAAAACTGACATCCATAAAAAGGCAATGCTCGATGCCTTGGAGAAATCTTTGGGAGTAGTTACTTCTGCTTGTAAAAGCGTGGGCATCGCCCGACAGACTCATTATGAGTGGATGAAGGAGGATGCTGACTACAAAGCAGCAGTCGATGAACTATCAGACGTAGCGATAGACTTCGCAGAGAGCCAATTGCATAAGCAGATAAGGGAGGGCAACTCTACCGCTACTATCTTTTTTCTAAAGACTAAGGGCAAGAAGAGGGGATACATAGAGAGGCAAGAGGTGGATATCCAGACCCCGAAGCTATTTCAGATAGAGGTGCTTGGCGAAGATTGAGACCAACAAGGTATATGGCCACCTAAAGCGGAGCACTAAAAAGATAGTAGTCGAGCAGGGAGGTACCCGTAGCGGAAAGACATACAACATCCTGCTATGGATCATATTCTATTACACGGATAAGAACGAAGGCAAGACCATCACGATCTGCCGTAAGACGTTCCCTGCGCTCCGGGCATCTGTTATGAGGGACTTCTTTGAGATCCTCCGGAACCACGATCTATACAATGAGATCTACCATAACAGATCGAATAGCGAGTACTATCTAAATGGCAACCTTGTGGAGTTTATCAGCCTTGACCAACCCCAGAAGATACGAGGGCGCAAGCGCAACCTCCTTTACATTAACGAAGCCAATGAGCTGACGTATGAGGACTGGCAGCAGTTGATAATGCGGACAGAGGATAGGGCGATACTTGACTATAACCCTTCGGATGCGTTCCATTGGATATACGATAAGGTCGTACCAAGAGATGACTGCGACTTTTTTCAGACTACCTACCTCGACAATATGTTTTTAGATCAGAGCATCAAGGATGAAATCCTACGGCTCAAGGATACGGACAATGACTACTGGCGTATCTATGGTCTGGGGGAGAGAGGTATGAGTAGGGCTACGATATTCCAGTACGGGCAGTCGGAGATCCCAACAGATGCAAAGCTTCTATCCTATGGGATGGACTTCGGGTTTACGAATGACCCCACGGCTCTCGTTGCAGTCTATGAATCAAATGGCAGCTTTTACTTTGATGAACTGCTTTACCGCACGGGGATGACTAATAACGATATCGCAAACATCCTAACCTCTATCGGTATCGATAGGAGAACCGAGGTATATGCTGACTCGGCAGAGCCTAAGTCAATCGAGGAACTATATCGCAGGGGATACAATGTAAAGCCCACGACTAAGGGTGCGGACTCGGTGAATGCAGGAATCGATATAATGAAACGCTACAAGCTATTCATCACTCCCCGGAGCATCAATCTCGAAAAGGAGATGCGCAACTACAAATGGACTGAGGATAAGAACGGCAACCTCCTTAACAAGCCCATCGATGCGTTTAACCACGCAATCGATGCTGCGAGGTATGCTATATTTAGCAAGAAAAATAACCCTAACTTTGGCAGATATTCTGTACGATGATATACGTAGCCGGTCAACCGGGTGGAGTTTATTACCACCGCCTCCAGATACCATACGAGGATTTGCTGATGCGAGGCTACCTCGTGAAGTTTGGAACCATCCAAGAACTCGATAAGTACAAGGGTGCAATCACGCACCTCGTTGTCAACCGAGGGCTGAGTACCACGAATCACAAGGCATTCCGGTATATGCTGGATCAGAACAATATCAAACTGATACTTGACTTAGATGACTGGTGGATGCTGCCGAGGCATCACGCTAACCATAGCAATCAGAAAACGCAGGACATCCTAATGACTATTAAAATAGCGGATGAAGTCCATACGACTAACGAATACCTTGCGAGCAAGATCCAAAAAGAAAACCCTTACATCCCC